CCGCTCCAGACGACCCATGGGCGCTCCAGGCGAGGATCATGGATGCAGTCATTGGCGACCTGTTCGACATGGCGTCGGGACAGGCAACAGAAGCGCGCCGCTGGAACGCCATGCGTGAAATCAGGAAGCAATCCGAAACCCCCAAGGGACGGGAGCGGGGACAGTAACCCGCTCCCGGTGAAGATGATGAATGCTGAAACGAAAGTGAAAGATCAGGGCGCGTCGGCTGAAGCCGACCGGGCTCTCGTGGCTACGCCATCGAACCGCCAGGGAGTTTCGACCGAAGGCTTCGATCCCTCGCGCGGCGATATCCTCAGCGTCATCGCCAGAGCCGCCGCCGATCCGAACGTCGATATAGACAAGCTCGAACGGCTGCTTGAATTGCAGGAGCGCGTGATCGCCAGAAACGCCCGCGCTGCCTATTACGAGGCGCTGGCCGAGATGCAGCCCAACCTTCCGGTGATTACCGAAAGCGGTGGCATCAAGGATCGTAACGGCAATATCCAGAGCACTTACGCACTCTGGGAGGACGTGAACGAAGCGATCCGCCCAATCCTCGCCGAGCATGGCTTTTCATTGTCGTTCAAAGTGCGTCGAACTGAGAATGAAATTACGACGACGGGGATACTTGCACACCGCGACGGCCACAGTGAGGAAAGCGAACTCTCCCTGCCGAGCGACACCAGCGGCAGCAAGAATGCCGTGCAAGCCGTCGGGTCGAGCGGCAGCTATGGAAAGCGCTACACGGCCTATGCGCTGCTGAACATCACGACGCGCGGAGAAGATGACGATGGTCGCAAAGGCGGTGCGCCGGAACCAGTCGATAGCGTTCGGCTGCGGCTCCTGAACGATCTTGCCGACGCGGTTGGAGCGGACAAGGCGAAGTTCTGCCGGCACCTGAAAGTCGGAAGCCTCGCGCTGCTTCCTGACAACAAGTTCGGCGAGGCCATGCGGCTGCTTCGCGAGAAAGACCCCGCGAAGGCTGAAATCTTCCTGACTGGCAAATCGAAATGATCGAAATTCTGAATTGCGAACAGGGAACCGCCGAGTGGTTCGCCGCGCGCATGGGCATTCCCACGGCGTCCTGCTTCTCCACGGTCATGGCGAAGGGCAAGGACGGCGGCGCGAGCCGGACACGCGCCGAATACATGCGGAAACTGGCAGGGGAAATCCTGACCCAGCAACCGATGGAATCCTATTCCAACAGCCACATGGATCGAGGCAAGGAATGGGAGAGTGAGGCGCGCGATCTCTACGCCTTCATGCGCGACTGCGATCCTCGGGTCATCGGTTTCATTCGGAACGGCTCAAAGGGATGCAGCCCAGACAGCCTGTTGGACGATGATGGCGGTTTGGAGATCAAGGGCGCGTCCGCGCATATCCAGATCGAGCGTCTGTTATTGAACCGCGTTCCTCCCGAGCATGTTGCCCAGGTTCAGGGGAGCATCTGGGTCTGCGAGCGCGCATGGTGGGACTTCGTTTCCTACTGTCCCGGCCTGCCGTTGCTGATCGTCCGCGTGGAACGCGATGAGGCATATATCTCGAAACTCTCTGCGGCAGTGGATCAGTTCAACGATGAATTGGCCGAGATGGTGGAGCGCATCCGCCACCTAGGTGGCGAGTCCGATCTCCGCGACAACCTCAAAGCCTCGCTGGAAGCGGCGTGACGGCTCGTCAGCACAAGGCCGCGATCCGCGCTATTCGTCTCAGGCTATTCATCGCCCAGGGCGAAGGCATCAAGCGCGCCGCATGGAAGGCCGGAGTATCTGTCAGGACCGCTCGCCGCTATCGGCGCAAGTGGGCCGCGTGATGGCTGACGAAGCGCCCCTGATCTTCGAGCGTCGGCCTGGCGGCTTGTTCCCGGCCAACGATGCTGCTGAGCGCGCCTTGTCCGCAGTCCAGGGAAAGGTCCGTGTCAGGATCACGCGCACCCAGGGAAATAATAAGAGGATCGCGCTCTACTGGATCACGCTCGGTCTCGCAGCTCCGATGCTGGAGGAGCAGGCGCCGGGATTGAACGCTGATCTGCTGCACAAGGTTCTGAAGGACCGCTACGGCCTGGTTAAAGTCGTGAAGCTGCCAAGCGGTCAGGAAGTCCGAGATTACGACAGCATCTCATTTCACGCGATGACCGAGCCCGAGCGCGCCAAGTATATCGACTGGTGCTTCTCAACCCTGTCGAACTGGCTTGGCTGCACGGTCGAAGAACTAACGAGGGAGGCGAGAGCAGCATGAGAGGAGAACACAAGGCCTGGTCGGTCGCAGTGCTGGCGCTATCGGCTGCGGTCGTCGCGTCCATCGCGATCATGGCGCAATGCAGCGTGAAAGTAGCCGAGGCAGATGGGGCTCGCTGTATTCAGCAAGGCGGGAAGTGGGCGCCAGACCCGATTTCGGCCAGCTCATATATGTGTGAGAAGTCGAAGTGACCGCCCGTCCCAAGCTCGCTGTAGTTCCTGACGAGAGGATCGACATACAGCGCCTTAACGCTGCGGATATCGAACGGATCGATTGGGCCGCGTGCCATATCGCAGCAGACCGGAGGAAGCCGATCTCTCTGCCAGACAGCAGGAAGTGGGCGTGGTGGCAGTGAAATGGCCGGCGAGATCGGCGACCGCCGGATTCCATCGACGCGCGACGTCGAGCCCGAGCTTCGGCGCAAGCGATTGCTGGCGGCTCGGCGTTACGCGGCGGGCTCGGTCCCGAGGCAGGCGATCATGCTCGGGCACTGGGATTCTGGCCAGATCGTGCGCGGGGAGGTGAGGGATGGATGAACAGTTAGCGCCGAGCATGAAACATCCGGCTCAGGACAAAGCCCTGAGCGACGTTGAACGCGAATATGCGCGCAGCCTGAGCCATCTGCTGGGGCGAGAATTGGCGCACCATGCTGACCGGTTCGAAGGATACGCCCGCGATGAGCTCGGCGTCCCTCCGATGATCGTCTATCGCACGCTGATCCATGGTCACAAGCATCGCTGCGCTATGATAGCCGCGCACATGATCGCGAACGAGCGCGTGGATGAAGCTGAATCGGCACGGCTTGCCGACGAGCTGGCCGCTGACTTCCTGGCTCTTTTGAAGGCGCAAATTCCGAATAGCCGAGAGGTAGTTGAGAAGCTGGACAGGGAGCGCGGCGGGAATGCCTGACCTCTTCGCGCCCGGCGACAAGATCACGTTCCGCGACAAGGAGCGGATTCGGTGATCGAGCGCGACGGCTACGACGGCCCCATCACCTTCTGCTGCGACGAATGCGGCGAACTGGAAGAGACGCGCTGCGCCGAGTTCTCGGGAGCAATGGCGAAGGTCAAGGCGCATGGCTGGAAGGCGCGCAAGGTTGGCGACGACTGGCAGCACTATTGCAAGGACTGCGCGCCATGACCCCGCACCCGATCCCTCTCGCCGCGCTCGATGATCGCCAGTTGCTCGAATTTGCGTTCAGCTTCCGCGAAGGCGTCTTGGACGGCCGCTCAAGTGCATCGATGTGCGCTGCGGTCTGCTGGCCTCTGGCGGCATTGCTTCGCCACGAAGGCGTCCAATGCGAGACGTTCGAGAGTGATCTATCCGAAGAGCTTGGACTGCTGTTTGCAAACCACGTTTGGATTAAGTTGGCAGATGGTCGCGTGCTCGATCCTACCGCCGATCAGTTCAACCGCTGGGGCTACAGCTTTCCGACCGTCTATCTAGGCGAGCCAACGAACGTGCATTCTCCGCGAGAGGTCGCGAGATGACCGTCCGCGCCGCCGATTGGCTGTTCCCGTGAGCGAGCCAGAGCGTTGCCGAAGCCGTGAGGCGAGCCTGATTACCGGGCTTGATATTCGCACGCTTCAGGAGAAGGCTGCGCGAGGCGAGATTCCCGGCGCCGAAAAGCCGTTCGGTCGCTGGACGTTCGACATCGCTCAACTGCGTCGGCTCCGGTCGAAAGGAAGCACATGCGCGGGCTCTATCAGAGGAATGGGATTTACTGGGCGCGTTTCAAAGTTCGCGGCCACGAATATCGGACAAGCCTACGAACACGTACTCGCTCGGTCGCGGAGCGCCGGTTGAAAGCCGCCAAGCA